GCAGACAACCGGGGACGGTCTCCAGTTGCTGCCGCATGTGGATCTTCTCGTGATTGAGCAGCCGGGCCGTCAATGCGACGCCCTCTTTCACGAACAGCCAGACCAGCACGGTCAATGCCGTGAAGCGGCCGAACGGGATAAAGCGGTTATATACGATCTTCATTTGTCTTCTCTTATTTTCAGCAACGGTTATTTCATTGATCCGAGGTTCCTGCTCATCCGGCCGTCGTGTTCGGCTTTCTCTTCGGCCGAAGCGTCGCACCACAGGCCGGGGGCTTCATCGGGAATTTTGATACGTCGTTTTACGAAGAGCCGTTCCTCGTCCGTCACTTCGGCGGCCTGGGTAAGATAGGCCCCCTCGTCGGCGATCTGTTCGGTAAAGGCGGTTTTCAGTTCTTTCATTATCGTCTGTTTAATTAAATGGTTGCGAATGATATTTGTTTCGATATAGCCAAAGTATTTATAGCATACCATGATGCGTTTGCCGAATCGGTCAGTTTTGCATATACATCGGCATGAACGGTAATCGTAATTCCGGAACCTCCGTATGCTCGATCGACGAGGTTATACAGCGTGTCGCGGGTAATGTTGGAACAGGAGGATAGAACCAGAGGTGCCTGAAGATTATGCAGATCGAACTTTTCGAGCGCATAACACCCTACAAACCACCGAGAGATCAATCCATTTCCCGGAACCATAATGCCGTTGATCCTGCGTAATTTCGAGCATCGCAGGAACACGCCTGTTGTATTGTCCGGGAAATGCACGGGACTGTCGGAGTCGAGAGGAACGAGATTGATCTCTTCGAACAGACTTTCCCGAAAAGCCTCGGTCGCATTTTCCAAACTAATATACGAATCCAGTGTAAACGCCAATATTGCAGGCGGCAGGTTTACCGGAGCCGTTCTTTTCTGCAATGCCATGTTCCATCTGCCGGAACAAAGCGCGTTGTTCGTCTGGGCATATATGGCGGCCATCTGTTCGTTATCGAGTCCCGTGTAGGTGCCGACCGTCCAGCTTTTCGTTGCGTCGTCCCACACGGCCCCGGCAGCGGCAAACAGGTCGTGCATAGGCGATCCCGACGATTGTCCGCACGCTTGATTCCAGACCGATTTTTCCGCATCCGTAACGAAGCGGTGGTTCGCGTCTTGTGTGATGTTCGAGGCCGAAATAGGCCCCTCAAAATTCCCCCCCCCGGCATACGGGAGGGCGTTCCAAGCTGTGGCGCCATCTCCGATTTTGTGTTTGCACGTATCGGATTCATAGACGAGCTCCCCTTCGAGGAGGACGGGGTTGGCGGCTTTGAGTTCCGCCGCCGGGTACGCCGGATGCTGGATCCGGCTATGTATGGTCTTGCTCATATCGATCGGGTTTCAAAAAAAGGTGACGAGTCCGTATATCCGCATCCCCAAAATGAGTGCGCTGTATCATACTTCCCCCCGTAGGAGTCATACTTCCTGCGTCCCCGTCACCAGAATATTCAGATATGCAAGACTGACGGTGTCAAACCGCAGTTGCTTGCAGCAACTTTGAAATAACTGCGCGGTCCTTCGATGCGTCTTTGAGCATCGCCGACGAAAAGGACTACGCCGGAGTAGAATGATACGTGCATTTTTAGTTTTCCGAACTCGTCCAGCCCGGCCGATCGCCCGCAGATGTTGATTCCTCTGTGCAGATCGAACTTGACCTTCCCGCAATAAGACGCATCGCTGATCCGTGTCACCCACCTGCCGAACAGGGCCTCGACGGAGATCACCGGAAGCCAGCCGCTCTTGTCCGCTTTGTCGGACTCGAACGGGATCGGATCGATGCGTGTCGATGTCCACGACAACTCGTCGCGTGAAAATCTGTCCTGCACGAGTTTGAACCCGCTGCTGATCGGGCGCAGCTTCGCAGCGCTCGACTTTCGGACTCGTGCATTCTTGTAGTGGAGTATTCCGACGCTGCAGCGTTTAAGAATCGGATCCGCAGGGTCGGTCGCGGGTTTGACGTAAAGCATTCCCCCTTGCACCTTCCACCGCAATGCGGGTACTTTTTCGACATCGGAGGCATAGGCCAGTGTGTTCCAGGCCGTCGTGCCGTCGCCGAGTTTGTGGCGTCCGGTATCGGATTCATAGACGATTTCGCCCTTGAGCAGGACGGGATTCTTGGCGGCAAGTGTCTCCGCCGTATAGACCGGAAGCTGTGTCCGGGTTTGGATTGTCATTTTTGCTGCCATAGCGTCAATTCATTCCGGGGATTGAACATTGGATGACCAGCTCGCCGCCCGTCAGGTCGTCGAGCTTCTTCTTGTCTGCCGCCGACATCAGACCGTTGGCCGATTGGGTGGCGACAGTCGTCGATGCCTTGCCGTTCCAGGTCGTTTTCTCCGTGTCGGTCACGAAGCGGTGCGTCGAATCCTGTACGATTACCGAAGCGGGATGCGTGGCTGGATGCTGGTAGTTGTTCGCTCCGGCGGCCACACCCGCGAGTTTCGCCTTCTCCTCCGAGGTGTAGTCTTCGGTAGAAAGGCCCTTGCCCGCAACCTTATCGACCTTCTGGCCGATCTGCGTGGCGACGGTCGTAGCGAAATTCGGATCGTTGCCCAGGGCGGCCGACAGCTCCTTGAGCGTATCGAGTGCCGCAGGGCTGCCGTCCACCAGTTCGGCGATGGCCTTATCCACGTATGCCTTTGCCGATTCGAGCGTCGTGCGGTCCCCGCTCTCACGGGCGGATTTCTCCGAAGCCACGGCCGCATCGGCGTGGCTGTTGGCCGACTGAAGCGTCGCGGCATCGCCCTGCCCGCGCTTCTGGGCCTCGTCCGCCACGGAGGTGTCGGTGTAGGTCTTGGCCGAAGAAAGGGTCGTGGCATCGCCTTGTGTCCGCTCCTCGGCTTCCGCTGCGACAGATGTGTCGGTATAGGTTTTCGCGGCTTGGAGGGTCGTCGCATCGCCCTGTTCGCGCTTACCGGCTTCGGCAGCAACGGAGGTGTCGGTATAGGATTTGGCCGAGGAGAGTGTCGCGGCATCGCCCGCGGCCAGTTCCCTGCGGATCGCGGCCTCTTCACCTTTGGCACGTTCGATCTCGTCGTCGAGTCTGCCGTCGAGCGCCTCGATGTCATTTTGGACCTCATTGAACGCCTTCTCGGAGGAGGCTACATGGACGGAGAGGTCGTCGGTTACTTTCTGCACTTTCTTCTCCAGCTCCCGCCCTTCGGCCGTATTGTATTTCCCGTTGAGCTGGTCGGTAAGCCCCTCGACCCCGCTCATCGGGATTTTGTCCTCGGTCTTATGGAAGAAGCTGTCGAAGAGGTCCGAGAACTGCTCGGCCGTTGGGTACATTCCCCGGCCGAACCATTTGCGCAGCTGCGCACGTACTCTGATTGCCATTCTGTAATCGCGTGATAAGAATTTTACTTCGTCCGCATGACATAGGCCAGCGTGTAATAGGGCGGTCGGTTCTCGTGCGAGCTGCCGCCGCCCGTGCGGTCCGTCGTTCCGAAGGGCGTCGTGCGGTCATGCCACGACACGGCCTCGGGATAGGAGTTGTTGCCGCCGCTGCGCCAGCTGCCGTTACCTCCGGTCCAAAGATTCTCCCCGTGTGCGTGCGAGGGCATCTCATCGACGGTGAGCGTGTGTTTCTTCTCGCCGCCCACCTTGCCGTAGCTGCCGTAGTCGGCATCGCTGACGTTGTAGCCCACCACGAAGCGGCCGCGCAGGTCGGGCAGGCGGAAATAACCGCTCGTGGTCGAGAGCTTCCGGCCGTTGCAGTCGTAGGCATTGTTGTAGGTGCTGCCGATGGCCTTGTAGAGTTCGGGGTACTCCGACTGCTTGAGCTGCTGCCCTTCGCAAAGGGCGTAGCCGTCAGGGATGCGGGATCCTGCCCAGATTTCGACCGTGCCCAGCGGTGTGCGCTGAATCTTGGCCAGGGCGGTCTGCAACGCCACGATCTGCGCTTCGAGTTCGGGCAGCGACTGCGCCTCGCGGAAGTCCTCCCATTTGTAGTTCTCCTCGCCGACGCCCGGAGCCAGCGACCGCTCGACGTAGGCCTGCGGATATTCGTATCCCTGGGCCTGTACCGGGATCGCGGCTTGTTTGAGGTACATACCGCCCGAAATGGAGCCGCCCTCCCAGTAGAGCACCTCCCCCTCGGGGTGTTCCTTCGTGCGTAGGAACACGTAGCCCTCGTTCCGCTGCGTGCCGCCGCCCGTGAGTGCGCATCCCAGCAGGATCGCCTTGTCGCCCGCCAGGTTGCCGATGATCGACACCACGTGCGCGTTGGTCTGCATGTAGTCGAGCATCTCGCAGTCGGCCGGAAAGTCTTTGTTCGATTGCAGGAGGAACCTGCCCTGTATCTGTTTCATCGTCAAATGTAGTTTATGGAGAATCGTTTCGAAGCCAGCTTGTACGCATCCACCACGGCCCGGACCTGCGTGATGTCCAGCTTGTCATAGAGCGCCAGCGGGATATTCACCCAGAAGTCGTAGCCGCTCACCCCGCCGTAGCCGCGGCGGTTGAGAATCAGGATCCGGCCCGATCCGCGGCGCGGGACCAGCACCTCGGCGTCCTCCTCGCGTTTGTGCAGGGTGATGAAGCCCACGTTTTCGACCGTTTCGGTGATTGTGATCCTCCGGTCGATGGGATCGAACTTGTCGTTCAGCAGCGCCCGCAGGTAGCACACCTGGCCGTTGTGTTCGAGGCGGTAGTCGCTCTCGCGCTTCCAGAGGATGAACCGCGTGTGCAGGTATTGCAGGGGCGACACGGCGGCGTAGGCCATCGCGGCGAAGAGTGGCCGCCGCCAGAAGGTCGGCAGCAGCAGGAGCGCCAGGCGCTTGAAGTTCACGTCGTACTTATCCATTGTATGCCTTCATATTGAGTACGACGTCGCCCATCTCGAAATAGCCCGCGGCCGGGATGCACCGCGCGTCGATCGTAACCAGCACCTCCTCGCCTGCCGCGACGGTCGTCGCCCCGCGGAACTCCACGATCCGCACGCCGTCGAGCGTCTGGAGCGCATCGACGAGCGCCATGTTGGTATATTCGCCATTGAAGGGCAGGTTCTCGATGTAGTTGCGGACAGCCTCCCGACAGGCGCTCTCGACCGTTTCGGCCACGAGCATCGGGTCGTAGTACACGTCCGCCTCGCAGTTGAAGCGGTCGGGGTCGATGTTCACCAGCGCCGTGCGCACGCCCGCGTCCTTGATCTCGGCGATGTAGGCCGCAAGCTGCGCCTCGGTCTCGGCGTCGAGCCTGCACCGCTTGCCGTCCTTCTCGCCCGCGACCTTGATCGTCAGGAGCGAAGCGTCCCGGTTCTCGACCGCCACGGCGTGCTTGACCACCCGCGCCGCTGCGATGGCGTCCTCGGTCATCGCCGTCGTGTCGTAGCGGTCCGTGTCCGCGATCAGCGTCTTGCCCTTCATGAACGCAAGCACCTTGTCGCGGTACCACCGCGGACGGTGAGGGATGATCTCCTCGATGCGTGTGTCCACCTCGCCCTTGTACGTGTCGAAGAGCTTCTCCAGCGCCCACGCCGCAACGGCGAAAAGGTAGAACAGAATGCTTTCTATCGACAAAATGCCAAAATGCGCAGAGAAACTATCCCCTGCGGTGAATCCATATACCTTTGCAGCCGATTCGTTGCGCATGAAATCCGCGCAGATCGTTTCCTTGATTTCCTCGATCGTTCTCATCGTACCATAAAGTCTATCTCGATACCCATAAACCCGATACCGCCGTAAGGTGCCATTGATATCTCGTCGGAGGAAAGCTCCGTCGCCGGGCGGATGTGTTGCGCTTCATATCGTGCCAGTACGGAATTATCGACCGCCGGAACCGTTTCGAGAGACGCCTCCGGTGCCAGCGGTTCGGAGATGCTCGTGCCGTTTGCCGCTGCGAGGTCGAAGGCCGCCTCTACGCCGCCGCTGGTTTGTACCGCTATGTCGAGCAGGCTTTGCCTGTCTTGAGGTGTAATCCGTGCCATTATTATTCTATCGTTATCAATCCGTCTTTGACTTCGACATGCGACACGGACAATCCGCACACCTGCAACATCGCTTTTGTATCTGCTGTCCACGTCGGATTATAGGTTCCGCCGAGCATCTTGAGGGTTTCGGCTCCGAGTAGCGGGAACTCCTTGAACTCCCCACGCATGGCCTGAAGCACCGCTTCGGCCGTCTGCGCCGTCGTATCACCCACGACCAGCGCACCGCTGCGGACCATCAAGTCGCCCGTTTCGGGGTCTATCATTATCCCTCGCATCGCCTCAATGTTTTACCTTCGCGTCCTCGTAGTCCGAAGCCCTGACCTCGGGCATAGCCTGAGTGACGGCCGGAACCACGACCGGGGCGGGGTTCGACTGCGCCGCCGCGGTTCCTGTGACGGGTACCCCTCCGACGGGTATCGTATGCGTATGGGTGTTGAACGCCCGGATCAGCTCGTTGAACTTCTCCGTGAGCTGTTCGATTTTCAGCAGTCCCCCGAGCTTGCCGCCGTTGAACTGCACCCCCTCGGGAGTGATTCGGAAGGAGGTGTCGCCGAGGGAGGCGTCCACCACTTCGGCGTCCACGGTGATCCGCGTCTTGCCTATCGAGAGCCGGGCCTTGTCGATCTTGTCGCACAGAACCACGGCCGCCACGGCCGGGGTGATGAACGCCACGATGACGTAGCTCCCGACGGCCGGGAAACAGACGACGCCGGTGTCCCCCTCCTGGTTGGCCTGGAGGTTCACGCCCACGAGCGGAGCGCTCTCGTCGAGAGGCGTGCAGTCCACCGTGCGGGCCTTCTCGTCCACGCTATCCACGGTGCAAACCTTACAATAGATTTCGGAACCCGTCATGGCGAGCCTTCGTATGGCTTCTGCGAGTGTCATTCTGCGACTTTTTGTCCTATGGTTATTTCTTGTCGGAATCCTCCGGTTCCGTACTTGATCACGTTCTTCTGCACTTGATAGATTCCACGGCGCACGCCATCGATCTTGATTCCGATATGGTCGAGTTTGTCGATCAGCACGGCCCCGAATGTGGTAAAGGTTCCTTTAAGACCATCGCGTTTGAGGCGGCGAAGCTCCTGTTCCGCCCATGCCTTGAGTTCTTGCTCGGTCTTGTTGTAGGTGTGCAGCGTCCGCTTCTCTCCGTCGGCATCCCCCACGTCGATACGGATTCGTTTGTTGTCCGGTTGCAGGGATATGGCCCGCACCTTGATCTTCACGTCTGCCGCTGTCTGTGTGTCGAGTTGTGTGTCGTCGATCAGGTTCACTCCGGTAGCGAACACCTGACGGCAGGCCGCCTCCCGCTCGAACAGCACGCCGCAATACAATACGGGGGTGTCGTTCTCGATGAGGAAGAAGGAGCGAATACCGCCCTGATCCTTGAGCTGCCCGAGCAGTTCAGTCACGGTATTCGCTGTCACGCGGTATTGTCCGATGTGCTGCTCGCCGAATACCCTGAACTGCACGCCGAGTTCTTGATCCCGGAGTATCTGTTCCACCGTGGCCGACTTATAGGAGAGTTTTTTCGCCTCTTTCTGCTTGAGTTGGAACATATAATCTTCGCAATGAATTTCGATCGGGGTTTTCAGCCCTATCGTGGTGACGAATCCCCGAAAGGCAAGCTCCAGTTCGTCATCATATCCCAGCCATACGGTCACTTCGTCGCCTCGCTTGATCGGGATGCGCTCTTCGTTCTGCCAACGCACCTTCTTCGGGAGCTTCAGCACGCACGTATCCGTGAGCGTGTCCGTGTCGCGGGTAATCTCCACTTCGGCGACCTTATCGAACTCCCACTTCTTGCCCGTGCCTTTGATTTCGATTTTGGCGGTCAGTTTGAACATCGTTTGAATGACGGTTAAACGGCGTTTAATACTCGGTACATTTGATTACATAATCTTCATCGGAGAAGGCCCGCACGTCGATCGTCTGGCGGTTCGACCATGTTTCCTGGTTGAGCGAGAACCTCGACACTACGATGCGCGAAATGCCGAACAACTCGAAGAAGGTGCTCGATACTTTCACGGCTTGATTTTCGTCGAGAAACTTCTTTACCTCCCTGATCCCCGCTTCGGGATATTCGTCCACGATCACCCCGTCGCGCACGGCCACGATACCCACTGAAAGCGATATCGAATAATCGCCCAGACAAATGTATTCCTTGATCGTGCCGCCCAGTCCCACGAGCTGCGTGCGGATGATGTGTTTCTCCTGCGAGATGTTCACCGTGGCGTCGTTGATGACCAACGTGCTTTTATCTTCGCGGGTCAATACGAGTTTAGTCAGGGCATAACGCGATTCCCAATATTTGGATTCGGTAATCGGTAAAGAGAGTCCCTTTCCTGCGATTTCACCGCCGTGTCCCTCCCAGGAAGGTTTTTTTGCATTTTCCTGCGATGGCTGGAATCGACACAAGGCCAGACGTGCCTGTTGTGCGACACCTGCGGCGACGAACGCAAAACTTATCGGTTGGAACGTTCCCATCATCCTGCAAAGTTTATATCGTTTACGGCGGCTACCACGGTCTCGGTAATCATATCTTTCACCCGGCCGACATCCTCGCGCAAGTTCGTCGTGTGGATTTCGAAACGGTCGATCAGCTTGTCGATATGTACGGTGATGTTGCGTATTTTGTCGGTCTTCGGCGCTGCGGCCGCAACGGTGGCTCCGGAGGTCTGCAACCCTGCGGCAAGCGGATCAGGCGTCGGCAGTACACCATCCGAGGACGGTTCTCCTGCAGATGCCTTTTCTTTGGCTGCGGCCTCGGCCTTCGAGCGGGCGATTTCCTCGTCGTAGGCTTTGGTGAAGGCGGAACCGACCTCGGCCCCGAACTGGGAAAATCCGCCCTTCATACGCTGAATTGCCTCCCGGATGCCCTTGCCGTCGAACTTGAACGCCGCGACGATCAGGTCGCCGATCCCGCCGAAAACGTTTTTCGCAAGCTCCCAAATACCCGAAAATACAGCTTTGAACGAAGCCCACAACCCCTTGAGCGTTGCGCGGAATTTGACCGAAGTATTCCAAAAATGAATGCCGATTGCCGCAAGCGCAGCGATTGCCGCTGCGATCCAGCCGACGAGCGGGATGCTCATGATCGCAACGCTCACGGCCCGACATGCCGTTACGGCCGCCAGTTTGAACGTCGCAAAGCCCGCCGAGGCGATCCCTGCGAATGTCGCCGAGGCCGTACCGCCTGTTACCAGCGAAAGGATATACGCGCCGAGGGCCTTGATTCCCGACCAAAGTCCGACGGTAGCGAACCGCACTGCGGCGACAGTGGCCTGGAGGATATTCCTCCCGAATCCCAGCGCCTGAACCTTGCCGATACTCAAATAGCCGTTATACATCTGAAGTGAGAGGATCGCGCCGCTCATGGCTCCGATCGTGCTGCGCCACATCCCCGCGAAATTCAGCGTCCGGATGAAGGCGATACCCTTACCAATCCCGATGAGTAGCGGCGTGATCTGTGCCAGCGGCACGAGCGAGCTGACGACGACCTCGACCCAAATGCCCCAGTCGCCCGAGGCGTTGAACAGCGAGATTTTAAGGTCGTCGAACCGCGCACGGACACGCGAGAGCCGTTCGTTGTAGCTCTCCATGATGATCCCGGCCTGCTCGACGGCCGTGTTCGTCCCGGTGATGGCTCCTTCGTAGCGGCGGATTTCGTCGATACCCTGCACGAGAGCCATCGCCGCGTTGCTGTTCTCCATGCCGAAAAGCTGAGAGAAAAGCGCCGAATCCTTGAGGACGACTTTCAGCGGCTCGAGGCGCTCGGCCAGCGTCCGCGTCTTGTCCGTCAGCAGCCCGACGTCCACCCCTGCGACCTGCAGCTCTTTGAGCGTCTCCTTCGGAAGGAACCGCCCGCGGCTCAGGATCATCATGACGTTGCGCAGCGCAACGCCGCCTTCGGCGCCTTTCTTTCCGGCCTTGTCGAGCACCTGGATCGCAGCGTTGGTCTCCTCGAACGACACTCCGGCGCCTTTGGCTGCCATGCCGCATTGCTCGAGGGCCACCTTGATGGCCGGAAGCTCGGCGGAACCCTCCTTGCCCGCGGCGGCCATGACGTTCATCATCTCGGCCATGCGGCGTGCTGCCTCCATCGGGTCGGCCAGCGAGACGCCGTACTGGTTCATCGCCGTGGTCAGCACCTCGGCGGCGGCCGTGGCATCACCGCCCATCGTCTTGCTCAGGATGGCGATGTTGTCGCCCATCGCGCGGAGCGCATCGGGGTATTTCGCCAGCTCGGGAGACAGTTGCGAAAGCAGCAACTTGTAGGACTCGATCGATTGCGCTGCCGAGCCGCCGAAGGTCTTGGCCGTTTCGCGGGCATACCCCTCGATCCGGCGGAGGCTCTCGCCTGTTTCGCCCGATATGGCCGAAAGATCGGCCAGCGATGCGTTGAGCGCGGCGCCTGGCTGCAGGGTCTCCTGCATCGTGCGGCCCACGCCCTCGACGTACTGCGTGAACTGGTTCAACGCGAGCAGCTTGCCTTCGAAGCTGTCCCACAACCCCGCGGACTTGCGGATGTTGTCGTTGAGCTTCTCCACGTTCTGGGAGATGCCCTGCACGACGACATCGCAGTTGCCCGTGATGTTGAAGGAGTAGTTGAAAGAATAGTTGCTCATCGTTTACCCGGCTCCTCGTCCGAGGAGAATAGACGTCCTAAAAGTTCTGCGAAATTGCGCAGCCGTCGGCGCTCCAGCCATACGGCCTGCTGGTACAATGCGGCCCACTCTTCATAGGAGAGCGTGCCGGGGTCGATATGAAACGCGGCCCGGATCAGGGCGCACCCCTTCGGGATGGACTGTTCGTCGTCGTCCGAAAGGGCGTGCGCCCCTACAAGTTTTTTAACTCCGTATGACAGGTAGCGAACAGCTCACCCAGCGCCCCGAGTGCCGAGGTCTTGAGGATCGCGTCGTTCTGCACAAGCGGGCTGCCGCCGAGCCAGCAGTTCTTGAACATCACCTCGGCGCCCTTGAGTTCATCCTGTCGGCTCACGGCGCTGACGGCCGACATGGTATCCATCGACGGACGGCGGAAATAGCCGATGTGGCGTTCCCCGGCCATGTCGTCGTAGATATCTACAGCCACGACGCGGCCGTGGGCCTGCTTCCAAGACTGCCTCACTTCGTCCGTCACACCTCCGTCGAAGACGGGATACCCGGCACGCACGGTGGCCAATTCTTTCTGCTCTTGCTGTTGTTTGTTTTCCATAGTCGAAAAAAATAGGTCGTTTGTTAGGCTTTCGGCTGGCCCCACTCAATATGAGAGGGGATCAGCGTGAGTTCGATCTGCAGGTTCAGGTCGCCCTCCTTCCAGTCCACCTTGTTCTCGGTGAACTGGCAGTTGCGGATTTTGTCCGTCGAGATGATGCCGCTCTCGGGCAGATACGACACCGTGATGTCGAAAGGCGCGATGTCCTGCAGGCGGCCGTTCGGCGCCTGCCGCTGCAGGGCCACGACCTCGCTCTTGTAGAGGGTGATCGACGCCGAGGGCGTGATGCGCCCTTTCGAACGGGACACCGGATGCCGTCCGGCGCCGTAGTTGTTCTGCACGTCCTGGCTGTCGCCGTACTTGATCGCCGTGATACCGACGAACGGCACGCCGTTGGCCGCAGCGACGATGTCGCCCCAGGCGTATTCCACGCCGTTGATCAGCGGAATAGAGGTTGTAACGCTCATTGTATTCTGATTTTAGCGGTTAGACACTCTCGGCATAACCGATTTTCACTTTGATACGTCGCACGACACCGACGCCGACAGGACGGATGACGATCTCGATTTCGGAGGTGGCGAGCACGTTCTGATCCGGGTCGATTTCGACGACATAGCCGCTCAGCTCGCCCGCCTTCTCCATATCCTCGAGGGCCTTCTGCGCCGTGGTCTGCAGGAACTCTACGCTGTGCGTCTGGAGCTGCCCCGTCGATTTATCTATATAGACGTTTCCGCCCAGTTTCGGCAGCAGGTAGGTGCGGATGCCCCGCACGACCTTGTCCATCGTGCGGACGTTCTCGATGTAGGCGTAGTCGCTCGTGGCATCGTCCATCGTGTGCGAATCGTTCAGGTACGAGCCCGACAGTCCGGAGTAGGTCACGAAGAACAGGTAGCGGGCCGCATCGAGCGATTCGACCACAGCGCGGTCGAGTGCCGTAAGCAGCGTGCCGTCTCCGAAGGCGGGGACGTCGATGCCCGCGGGGAACTTCTCGATCCAGGCGGGGGATTCCTGCACGGAGGCGCTGGAGACGATGCCGAGCAGGACGCCCAGCCCCGAGACGGAGGCTTTCGCCGTCGCGTTGTCTTCGTCAGCATAGAGCGCCGCGCCCGTGGAGCTCCCGGCCTGGCCGATGATGACCGACACGCGCTCCTTGTCCCCGGCGGCATCCGTCGGAAGGGACGCGACGGCCGCGCCTCTCGGGGGGGGGGGGGAACACTA